ACATGGAAGGCCGAGCGGTAACGGCCCAGGCTGGCATTGACATAAACCGCAAAGGCATGGACGTAGCGCAGTCGTTCGGCTCGTCGTCTAGTTACGCTCGAAAGTATGCGCTTAACGGTCTTTTTCTTATCGATGATACGAAAGACCCTGACGCAACTAATGACCATTCACCAAAGGTTGCAGCGGTTGTAAAAACCAAGCCAACAGACGAGCAATTTGCGTACATCGTTCGCTATTTAAACGGAACGGATGCCCAGCGAAAGCAAGCCAAAGACGCTTTGACTAAATACGAATTGACGCAGGAACAAACGGACACTTTAGACGGCTTACTATAATGGCAAATTTATACGAAATAACAAGGGAGGCGCTGGAACTTGCCTCCCTACTTGAAAACGAGGAGTTAACGCCTGAGTTGGAGCAAATGCTAGTAATTAATCAAGAGCAACTTCAAACAAAGGCTGGCAACTATGCCAAGGTAATTTCAAACATCCAAAGCGATAGCGATGCAATTGACCAAGAAATTAAGCGACTTAAAGCAATGAAGGAAAGCAAGGACCGAGCCGTTACAAGGCTCAAGGACGCGGTTAGGGAGGCAATGCTAGTAAGTGCCATCGATAAAATAGAAAGCCCTTTATTTAAGCTTTATTTACGCCGTAGCGAGTCCGTCGAGGTTGACATTGTGGAGGCTTTACCTAGCCAATATATAAACATTAAAAACGTGGTAACCGCTGACAAATTAGCAATTAAGGACGCAATTAAACGCGGCGAAAATGTGACTGGCGCAAGACTAATCGAAAACTTTAACTTATCAATAAAATGAGCAATTACACCTATTTAGGCAAATTCATTAAGCGCCCAGGAGACTTGGCGCCAAAAGGTGTCGCCTCCACCTACGACAAAGAAAAATTACCTTTTAACGAAACCTTTGAAAGATTATGGAAACTTGCGAGATAATGCAAAAAATTAAGTGCCTTTACCTTGAGGGATTGACTCGCAAAAAAATAGCAAAAACTCTTGGCTTGGATGCGCAAAAAGTTGGTTACCTACTTTATACAAAAATGAAGCTTCACGAGATTTACCCAAGAAAATTAATAGACGAAAATATTTTTCAGATTTTAACAGACCACCAAATTAGTAGGATTTTAACTTTGGCGACTTACGGTTATTGCTGCCGAGAAATAGCAGAAGACCAAAACTTGGAATTTAAAAAAGTTAAAAAGTTGCTTGACGTGGCAGAATCAAAAAACATGATTGAAAAAAAAGTATAAAATCTTTTTTATTTCTTAGATTCTTTTTAATATTGTCAAACATTTAAACCAAACACCCATGAAAATCATTGGAAAAATCCTTTACGCAATTTTAGCTTTTGCACCAATTTTCGCCTTGTTCTATATGCTTGGCTTAAAATTATCTTAAACACCTAAAATTAAACACCTATGGAAACGATTAAAATTAAAACCACGCACTTTGTCGAAACCGAATTTAACGTGCCTAAGTACTTTAAAATTGGACATCATTACCAAATGATTTTGGACGACAAAACCTATTTGTTTGTCAAGGCTAATTTGGAATCTAGTTTGCTAGTTTATCCCGAAATTTCAATTGCACAAATTAGCTATTCCGCTGCCCGATGGTATGACGAAAGCATTAAACAACAGTTAGTGCCAATCAGCGAGCAAGAGTTTAAGGACGAGTACACTAAGGCCAATGTTTTACTTTTAAACTATTTAAATTAATGGAAAGCACCGACTCACAAAACGCGCTGATAAAAGGCTGGCTTTTAAATGGCTATTCATTAACTCAATTAGAGGCACTTACCCAGTTTGGATGCTTTAGGCTGGCGGCTCGAATTGCCAACCTTAAAAACGAAGGTTTTCACATAATTACTGAAATGGTAACTTTGGAAAACGGAAAACGAGTTGCACGTTACACTTGTTTAAATAAAAAAATGCGTGAGGCTGCGGAAAAAATTAAATTAGATTTATGACACGCGAGGAAGCAATTTTGGAACTTAACCACCGAGCAACACAAAAGTATTTGGTTTACTTGGCCCTCCAAGAAATTATGTTGGATTATTACGAGGACGTAACCATGCTTAAAGCTTTCGACGGCGACTTAAAAACTAAGCATAAAAACATGATTAACGCTTTAAAACGTAAGTCAACAGAGGCATTTAGGTTCCTGGAAAATTACGACGGAGGCGAGGCAACAATTAAGCAGTTTCACGAGTTTGTAACTTTATTTGAACGCTTGCACAATTCAATTGACCAAGGCGGCAATATATTTCACAACTGTTTAGCAGCTATTGAACAAATTTTAAATGACCATGAGGGGACGAAATCTAACTGAATACCAAAAGGAGTTAATATTTGAAGCTTGGCAAGACCGCAAGCAAATAAAAGTAATTGCCCACGAAATGGGCTTGTCTTATGGTTGCATTTATTTTCAACTAAAAAAGCGTTGTTTGGTTGGATAAATGTAAAATGTTTATATTTGTACATCGAATTATTTTTGAGGTAGGAGCCAAAAATGATTCCATAGGTTAACTAAACCTAGCCTGTCAGACTCCTACCTGGCAGGCTTTTTTATTTTACATGAAAAAAGAGGCTTATTACTTTTCGCACGATTCAAATGCGAAAGATGACCCCAAAATTTTGCAATTGCGAATGGAAATGGGTTGGGAGGGTTATGGTCTTTTTTGGGCCATAATTGAAATGCTAAGAAACGAAAGCGACTTTCGTATGCGAACGCATTACAAAGGCATTGCATTTGCATTGCAAACGCATGAGGATAGCATAAAAAAGCTAATTAATGAATTTGATTTATTCAAATTAGACGAGCAATATTTTTGGTCTGAAAGCCTATTAAAGCGTATGGAATTGAAGGAAGAGCGTTCAGAAAAGGCAAGAGAATCAGCTAAGAAACGATGGAATCGAGACATTGATGCGAACGCAATGCGAACGCATAGCGATGGCAATGCGGATGCAATGCAATTAAAGGAAAGTAAAGGAAAAGAAATAAAAGAAAATCAAATAAAAGAAAGTAAAGTAAATGAGGATTTACATAATGCGATTTTTAGACAATTATGGAATAATAACATTTGGCTGGAAGGATTAGCTTTAAATTGGAAAGCAGATTTAAAAGAAGTTAAAAACCATTTGAATACCTTTAGACTTGAATGCATTTTAAAAGCAGATTTTAAAGAAAATGAAAAGCTTGCCAAAGAGCATTTTTTTAATTGGGTAAAAAGAGGCAACCCAGTACCAAAAAAAGAAAGCAAAACAAAAAATGTATTCGACGAACTTTACGAGGATTTACAACGACAAAAACACCTAAACAATGAATGAGATTATTTTAACACACCTCCGAAAAATGGAGTTTGTTTGCGGACTAAAGCAGTTTAAAGAATACAAGAAAGAAGAGGCAAACGAATTACTTGGATGCCTTAGCAAATTGTTTGGCTCTTATGGCTGGATGTCAGAGGCAAGAGTTGATTACATTTTGCACGCTGGTATGCGTGGACAGTATGGAGATTTTTACCACGTAAACGAGAAGACCGTTAGCGTTTGGATAAATCAATATTACGCACACCACCAAAGCCAAATCGTTCAAGAGGTGCAAGCTTTAAATAACAAAGAAAAAGAGCCAACAACCGAAGAGATTGCGTACTGGATAGAAATTGGAAAACAGATATTTAGAGACAATTACCAGCACGCAAAAGAAACTGGCTTTTGTAGAGATATTGCAGAATGGGGAATAAATTGGTTTAATAAGTTTCAAGAAAAAGGAATTTTAAAACCTTGGGAGTTTAACGTTGAGCAAATAGAAAACGACGCGCGAAAAGAATTGCGATTGACAACCCGTTACGTTGAAGAGTCAACAGTTGGGGCCAAAACAAAGAATAAAATTTGGAAATTGTTTATTTTGGACGCAATTAAAAACAATAAAAATTTAGATAAATTAATTTAACCAAAACAATTATGAGCAAGATTTACGGCGGAAATGCAAAGATGATTACCACAAAATATGGCGAATTGTGGACAATTAGCCAGTCAAGAAAAGACCTGGAAAACCTATTGAAATACCTAAACGACAACGACGCTGAATGGGTCAATTCTTCGGTAAAGGAAAAACCTGAAAAAGTAGAAGGCAAGGCAACGCATTATTTGGAAGTATGGCAAAAAGAATCCTTACAAGTTGCAAATAAAAATCAGGGCAATTTTAAGCCAGTAGAGAAGCGAATAGTTGAAAACGACGCATTACCTTTCTAAATGAAAAAAAACGATTTATACGCAATCTTTGTGGCGCTGGTAGGCATTGCCTTACTGGCGTTGCTAAAGGTTTCTAGTTTGCTGCTTTTTATGGTCTGCTTGGCTTTGTGGACTTTGGCCTGGTCTTGGATTTATGAGCGTTGCAAATGATTCAATTTAAGATAAACGAAAAGCCTTTGAGCGTTAACCAGGCTTGGCAAGGAAAACGTTTTAAAACGCCAGCTTACAAAGAATACGAAAAGGCAATGCTTTTGCGTATGCCAGCGTCAAAGGTAGACACAAGCCAAATGTTACGCGTTGAGTTTTTCTTTGGATTTAGCAACAAAGCCAGCGACCTAGACAATCCCGTTAAATTACTTCTTGACCTAGCGCAAAAAAAATACGGCTTTAACGATTCTAATGTTTTCGAGCTTAACGTTCGGAAATGTATTGTAAAAAAAGGTGAAGAGTTTTTACAAATGGGCATTTATCAAATGTTGCCATTTTAAACAAAAAACCGCTTTATAACTTTGAATAAAACCGAAACCTTATATTTGCGTAAAGATTAAGCAAATGAGCATTTACGAAGGAATTTTAATAAGGAAAGCGCGCAAGCAAGCTGGATTTACACAGCTGCAACTTTGCAATAAATTAGGCATTTCAGCGGCGCCAATTAACCACGTTGAAAATGGCTTAGAATCAATTAGCCTTTTTAACTTGCGCAAGATTTGCGACGAGATTGGCTTGGAGGTAGTAATAAAAAGAAAAGATGGCTAAAGGTTACCCGATTACAAAACCTGATTATTCGCTTGAGATTCGTTACCGATTACGCGACGGTAATTGGTCGCCTTGGTCAAATAAAGGAAAGGGTAAATTTGAATGCATCGAACTGGTCCAGCGCCAAATAAGAACTTTGGCAGCAGCTTACCAAGGACGAGAGAAAGAGGTTAGATTTGAATGGAACGGAAAGATCTGCAATTTTAGCGGCGAGCCAACGGGACAAACGATTATATTAATGTAGTTATTTTGGGTTTTTGTTAAGTGAAAAGCCTTGGCTAAGTGGTCAAGGTTTTTTTATAACTTTAAAAAAAAAATTAAATATGAAAATTAACGATTTGGGATTTTGGGAGACAACAGACGAAACAGGACACATTCACGACCGCAGCATTTCAGCTGCATTGTGTCAGTATTTAGCCGATAAGCAAGCCAAAACAGTTGTCGATTTTGGTTGTGGTATGGGTGACTATGCAAAAGCTTTTAAAGCTGACGGTTACAAGGTGGAGGCATACGACGGCAACCCTAATACGGAAACGCTAAGCGGAGGTATTGCCAAAGTGCTAGACTTGTCAAAGCCATTTTATTTAGGTAAAAAATTTGACATTGTTTTGTCATTGGAAGTTGGCGAACATATTCCAGCTGAATTTGAGGAGCAATTTATTGACAACATTACAAAGCACGCAAAAAAGCATTTGGTTATTAGCTGGGCGATTGAGGGCCAAGGAGGAAGCGGACACGTAAATTGTAAAAACAACGATTATATTATTGCACAAATTGTTGACCGAGGTTTTAAGCATAACGTAAAGGACTCTCAAACAATTAGGGACGCTGCAACAAATGCGTCTTGGTTTGGATATACAATTATGGTATTTGATAAGGTCTAACTTTGGTTAGGCTTTTTTTTATTTTTGACTGAATAAACAGTTTATTTCACATGGGACAAAATGGAGGCGTAAGGCCAGGAGCTGGCAGAAAGCCAAAGGCTGACGAAATAAAAATAATTGAGCAAATGGACGCAATTGCAGTCCCTGAACAAGCATGGAAAGCGCTTTGGGATAGATGCCAAGACGGCGATATTCAGGCAATTAAATGCTGGCTAAATTATCGTTTTGGAATGCCTAAGCAAGTACTTGACGTAACAACGCAAGGCGAAAAAGTAACGCCGCCAATCGAATGGATAAAATCCAAATAATTGATAAATACGAACCGCTATTTTTAGAGACGCCTAAAACGCGTTATTATCTGATAACTGGCGGTCGTGGTTCTGGTAAATCCTGGACTTTATCAATGTTTTTGTTAAATCTGACGTATGAGGAGGGCCACGTGATATTATTTACGCGTTGGACCTTAACAAGTGCGTTTATTTCAATTATTCCCGAGTTTATCGACAAAATAGAGTTAATGAATAAAGCGGAGGACTTTGAAATTACCCAATCTGAAATAATAAACAAGGCGACAGGTTCAAAAATTCTATTTCGTGGAATTAAAACAAGCCAAGGAACCGCAACAGCTAATCTAAAATCGATTGCTGGAGTAACTACTTGGGTAATGGACGAGGCGGAGGAGTTAGTTGAAGAAGATATTTTTGACCGCATCGACTTATCGGTGCGTGCAGTTGATAAACCAAACCGCGTTTTGCTTATAATGAACCCAGCAACCAAAGAGCATTGGGTTTATAAACGTTTTTTCGAGGATTATATGGTTAATTCAGGGTTTACAGGTACAAAAAACGATTGTACCTATATCCACACTACCTATTTAGACAATATAGACAATTTAAATAGTACAGTTGTGGCTAGGTTTGAGGCCATAAAAGAACGAAACCCAGCAAAATTTAACCACATTGTTTTAGGTTATTGGATGGACAAGGCCGAGGGAGCTATTTTTGAAAACTGGAAAATTTCAGATTTCGACAGCTCATTACCTTTTGGATTTGGAATGGACTTTGGCTTTAGTGTTGACCCTACAACGTTAATAAAAGTTGCAGTTGATGAGGACAAAGCAATAATTTATTGTCATGAATGCTTTGCAGAAACAGGGTTAACAACCAACGATATTGCAAAAAAGATAGGTAAACATTGCCAACCTAACGATATGATTGTTGCCGATTCAGCAGAGCCAAGGCTGATAAACGAAGTTTATAACATGGGCTTTAATATTATCCCATGCACCAAGGGCCCAGATTCGGTAAGGTACGGAATTAAGAAAATGCAGGATTACCAAATTGTTGTAACAAGCGAAAGCAAAACAATTATTAAAGAGCTTAACAACTACATTTGGAGCGACAAACGCTCGGACACGCCAAAAGACGATTTCAACCATACCATCGATGCAATTAGGTATGTGTTTGATAAACTTTCGGTTAGTAAATTTTGGCACGTTTAGAATATTGAATCATTTTTTTATTTTATTACCCTATTTTTACAAAAAAAGCAAACGGAATGAATTACGTAGATAGAATAAAAGCCGCGCTAGGTTTTAACCAAAAAGATTCCACCTATTTAAACGCGGTTTTTCCTTACTTGGGGAACAATGTTATTTGGACCGCACCAACAACGCAAAATTTTATCGAAAAAGGTCTATATCTTAACTCCGACCTTTACGCTATTATTAACCTAATTATTAACAAGGTTTCCACAGCTCCTATTGTTGTTTATGAGGTAAAGGACCAAAAGGCATTAAATTATTACAAATCAATGTCTCGGAACTTTGAAAACTCAGGCGTTAAATTCCAAGCCGAGAGACTTAAAACAAAGGCACTTGAAGAGGTCCACATTCCCGAACTTGAGAAACTATTTAAAAAGCCAAACGAGTTTCAAACGTGGGACAACCTTTTAAAGGAAATTGCTGCATTCCGTCTAATTACTGGAAACGCTTACATTTATGGGGCTAGACGTGGTGAGCAACCAAACGCACCAATAATTGCGTTGTACTCTTTGCCTTCGCAATACATGGAAATTATTAGCGGAGGTTTAAACCAACCAATTAAAGAATACAGATTGACTTACAACGGTTACGAGCGAATTAATGCCAAAAATGTTGGTCACCTAAAAAATATAAACCTTAGCTATACCGCTGGAACTGCTAACCATCTTTATGGCGCTTCTCCTTTGCGTTCTGCCGTTCGTGACTTGACAACCTCAAACGATGGCAAACAAGCGCTTTTAAGTATGTTGCAAAACATGGGCGCGCGCGGTATTCTTACAGGCGATGGAACGGTTAACATTACACGAGAGCAAGCGCAAGGACTAAAGGAGGATTACGCGAGCAATTACCAGGGCGCAAATAGAGCTGGCGACGTAATTATTACGCCAGCCAAATTGTCTTGGGTTCAAATGGGAATGAACGCGGTAGATATGTCCATAATTGACACGCAAAAAGTAATTTTAAGGTCTTTATGCCGCGTTTACGGGGTCGACGCTAAGTTACTTGGTGATACTGAGGCAAGCACGTTTAACAACACAGAAACGGCTTACAAAGCCCTAATTAATAACGTTGTCCGTCCTTTGCATATTGAAATTAGGGACGTGCTAAACAACTGGCTTTTGGAATCGTACGGTAATAAAAATCTATTCTTGGATTTTGATTACATGGCCTATCCCGAAATGCAAGACGACATGGACAAGCTTGTAAACCAATTGTCCCAAGCTTGGTGGCTTACTCCAAACGAAAAGCGTGCGGCCATGAATTACGGCGAATACCAAAGCTCGTTAATGGAACAGCCGTTTATTCCGCAAGGTTTAATGACCTTGTCGGAATTTTCAGCGCAACCAGTTGAAGACATAGAAAATTTGGGAGACTATGCCCAAACCAACTAAAAAAGAGTTAGCGCTTGCAAGTAAATTGGATGCTTTGCAAAGACGTTACGAACAACGATACGAAAAGCAAATATTTAGCGCGCTAAAGGCACAACTAAAACCATATTTAGCAGCTATAAAGGAGGCTCCAGGAAATATTAATAGGTTTGATTTAATAAGTCCAGCACCTTTGGCGGATGTTTTAGAATCTCTTTACGTAGTCGCTGGAACCGCATACGCTGACGAAATGTTTAGCGCCATACAACCGCCAACAAAAACAACACGTCAACAAGCTCGCGCAATATTTCGGGATTTTATGCGACGCTTTGCCGTTACAAATATTACTGGTCTATTGCTAGATATAAACCGAACCTCTGTTTCTTTAATTGAGCGTTTAGTTGCTACTGGCCTGCAAGAAGGCTTGGGCGTTTTAGAAATTGCAAAACAAATTGAGCAACAGGTAAACAATATTTTTATTAATAGGGCTAAATTAATAGCTCGAACAGAAATGGTCAAAGCAACCAACACAGCTGCAATGCAATCGTCTGCGACTTCAGATTTTATGTATGAAAAAAAGTGGATTCCAGCAATAGACAACAGGACAAGGCCAGACCATCTTGCAATGCTATCTGGGGACTACATTCCATTTAATCAACCTTTTATCGTTGGAGGTATAGAAATGCAACAACCAGGAGCAGCAGGTGCGCCAGCTTCACAAGTTTGCAATTGCAGATGTAAAGTTGTGTTTAGAATTATGCGAACAGTTGACGGCCTACCGATGCGAAAATGATTGCAAACGTTATAAACTTAGACCACCGCAAAGACAAATGGCAACTTGTTTATAATGAGTTATCGCCTCATTTTAACATTAATCGAATCAGCGCAATTAAACACGATTGGGGTTGGCTTGGATTGTGGTATACATTTAAAAAATTATTTCAAGAATGCGAAAGCGACGTTTTAATTTTTGAGGACGACGCAACATTTAAAGGCAATTATTCCGACTTTATTAATTGCTTTAATGACTTGCCCGATGGTTGGGATATGTTAATGCTTGGGGCAAATATTAAAGACTCAAGACTTGACAGAATAAGCCCAAGATTAGTTCGAACTTATGGCTCTTGGACAACGCACGCCATTATTTATTCGCATAGATTTGCAAAGGAAATGGCCGAACTAGATTTGGACATACCAATTGACGAACATTTTAGGACAAAAGTCCATCCAAAAGGTAATTCCTATATTTGCGTGCCTTTTCTTTCTTTTCAAACACCAAATCAAAGTGACATCGAAAATTGTTACCAAAACTTTACTGGCATATTTGAGGAAAGCGAGGCCAAAGCTTTTCATTTTATTTATCAATAATTTTATTGGTTTGCATTTTTTTTTAACCTTTTTATTTTTACAAAAAAAGAGGCAATGATTTACAAGAATTTAAGCGAGGGAATAATTGAGGACGTTGACGATGTTAAAGGCATTGTGACTGGCTATTTTTCCGCATTTAACAATATTGATTCAGACGGCGACGTTATCGTTTCAGGTGCTTACAAAAAGACAGTTGCCGAAAACGGACCAATGGGCCGCAATAGAATCATGCATTTGCTCCAGCATAATCCTTTAATGCCATTGGCAAAACCCATGGAATTAATGGAGGACGCAAAAGGCTTGCGCTTTACCTCTAAGATTACCGAAACGAGTTACGGATTAGACGTTATTAAACTTTACAAAGAGGGAGTTTTTAACGAACACAGCGTTGGATTTGAAATTGTAAAGGCCGACAATAAAGCTGGTTACCGAGAAATAAAAGAGATTAAACTTTGGGAGGGTTCAACTGTTACATGGGGAGCCAATCCAAACACTCCGATTGAATCAATGAAAAGCTGGGACAAGCCTAAAACTGAGGACATGATTGCAAAGTTTTGCGGAATCCTTAGAAATGGCAACCTTACCGACGAGTCAATGATTCAACTTGAAATCGGATTAAAACAAATTCAAGAGCATTTAAAGGCATTGGACATTAAATCAGTTTTGGCCGTAGAATCCGACGCAAGTCAATTCGTCAGCGAACAAGACCCGAGTTTGGCAATGGCTTTGGAGTTCGAATATATACCTAAATTCAAAAAATTTATTTAAAACAAAATGGACGCAATTAAATCACAATTGGACTCTGTATTGGCTAAATTGGAATCAAACGAGGCTTTGATTTCCGACGTAAAGTCAATGAAAGAAGCAGGCGAAGAATTCAGAAAGTCACTTTCTGCCGAGACTGCAAAACTAAACGAAAAAGCTGACGCTCTACAGGCTCAGTTGGACGGAGTAGATGCACGCACTCAAGCTGGTTTCGCTGGCAACAAAAAGGCTGCAAACTTCTCCTCTGAATTGGAAAAAGCTTTTGCTGGCGATTCTTTCGCTAACTACAAAAGCGGCAATTCCAACAAAGTAAAAATGGAATTGGAATTGAAAGGCGCCGACATGACAGTTGGAAACGCTTATACTGGCGAAGTTATTCCAGCGGACAGAGTTCCAGATTTGAAGTTTGACCCAAACAGACGTATCCACGTTCGTTCATTGGTTCCAACTGGACAGACTAGCTCTAACCTTATTCGTTTTGTTCGCGAATCTGCTTACGACAACGCTGCGGCTCCAACCGCTCAAGGTTCTCCAAAGCCTCAGTCTGATTTCGATTTGACCGCGGTAGACCGTTCTATTAGAACAATCCCAACTTTTATGCGATTGACTAAAGAAATGTTGGACGACACCCCAGGTTTGATTGCATACCTTTCTAGCCGTGCGCCTAGCAAATTGTTGAACGTTGAAGATACGCAAATCCTTTACGGAAGCGGAATTGGTCAAAACTTGCACGGTGTTGCAACCGACGGCTCTGCTTGGACTACTGTTAAATTTGGTACTCTAATCAATAGATTTGACGTTTTGGCATCTGCTGTTGTTCAGACTACAAAAGACGAATATTCTCCAAATGCAATCCTTATCAACCCAAGCGATTACCTTGCTTTGGTATCTGTTAAGGAAACTGCTGGAGCTTACATTTTGCCAAGCTACGTTTCAATGACTGGCGGCCAAATGTTTATCTTGGGAGTTCCTGTTTACAGCATTAACGCAGTAGCTGCTGGAGATTTCTTCGTTGGTGACTGGGCTCTTGGTTCTCAATTGTTCGTTCGTCAGGGCGTAACTCTTGAGTTTTTCGAGCAAGATGCTGACAACGTAACTAAGAACTTTGTTACGGTTCGAGTTGAGGAAAGAATTGCATTTGCGGTTTACAACTCTAAAGCTTTGGTTTACGGAAACTTTGCAGCTGCTTTGGCTAACGGTTCCGCAGTATAAGTAAAATAGGTGTTTGTTTGTAAAAGGGTCGCCAAATATTGGCGGCCTTTTTTTTTATTTATCTAAAAATCAATAACTTTCAAGAAATCAACAAAAAAAAACATGAATATAGTCTTTTTTGTACACGCTTGGGCTGGAACTCATAATTCAGGGGCCGAGTGGACCGTTCAACATTACGCCAAATATTTGCATGAAAAAGGTTGCAATATTGAGGTTATTTTACCCGAGGGGCAAATTTACCCAGATGGCGAAAAGTTTAATTTTATCAAATTTATTACGGGTTATTATTCAAACGATTTTTTTCTTGCCCTACAAAATGCAAGCCTAATATTTTCCCATTTGGATAATACAAGCGTTGCGATTAATTGGTGCATGAAGTACAAAAAGCAATTGATTTTTTTAAGCCACAACGATTCAGATTATAGAAACGTGCGATTTAAAGCGCAAAACATTCACGTTGTTTATAATAATAAAGCAAACGAAAACAATTTGGAAAATGGGCCTTATCCAAATGCCTCAATTGTTTGCAAGCCTCCAATTTTTCCAGAGGATGTAAAATACAATCGAAAGCATGGAAAATATATTACCCTAATAAATTGCAACGAAAACAAAGGCGGTCATATTTTAATTGAACTTGCAAAGCGATTGCCTAAGTTTAAATTTCTTGGAGTGCTTGGTAGTTATGGCGAACAGATAATGGACGACACTTTAAAAAATTTAAAGTACGTTGCGCAAACTCCAGACGTGCATTTGATTTATGGAAAAACAAATATTGTTCTTGTGCCATCTTATTACGAGTCCTACGGTCGTGTTGGCTTAGAGGCTGCTATTAATCGATTGCCAGTTATTTGCACGCCAACAGACGGATTAAAGGAATGTCTTGGAGCATCTGGTTTATACTTTGACCGAAACGACATAGACGGAATGGCTGCAAAAATTGAGGAGTTAATGACAGACGAAATCCTTTACGATTTCCACCAAAATATAATGCGCAACCTTGCCGAGGAAAGACTAAAATACCAAGACCAAGAGTTGGAAAGATTCTTTAATTTTATCGTTGACAAAGCAAAGAAACCATACAATGAGTGATTTACTATATAGCCCAAACAATAGCAGTTTTACTGGATATTCTATCCAATTTACAGACTTGGGCCCACTTACCGAGCCAATTACATTGGCAGAGGCAAAAGAATACGCTAGAATTGACGGCAGTAGCGAGGACACTTTAATTACTAGCCTAATAAAAATGGCTCGCTTACATTGCGAATCCTACATGGGAAAAGCAATTATTCGAAAGACTGTTACAATAGATTCTTTTTCTTTTCCTTATGTTTGGCAAATTCCATACGGTCCTTTAATATCTGCAAGCGATATTACTAAGGTTGTAACGATTGACCAAAACAACGTTGAAACTGCTTTAAATTACCAGGTAAACGTTGGGTTATTTCCTAAAATTGCAATTACTAGCGGCGCACAATCTTTTAAATTTAAAATGGTTTATACTGCTGGATTTACAACGGTTCCAGAGGATATTAAGTTGGCTGTTAAAATGATGGTAAACACCCTTTACGAACGTAGAGAAGATTTTAGCGATTTGCAGGCGATTCCTTCACCTTTGGGAGTAAAAGCTATATTGATGCCTTATAAAACTTATAATTGGTTTGGCGCGTGAGGACTAATAAAGAAATTAAAGCTGGAGATTTGCGGGATAAAATCCAATTTCTAAACCCAAATTTATTTGGGGACGGATACGGGGGTTTTTACTCACGCATGAGCGTTACTTATATTTGCTGGGCAAAGGTTACAAATCTTAATGGAGCTCGTCAAAATAGCGAGGACCAAATGGTTATTAAAAACGAATGGGAAATTTTAATAAGAAAAAACGAATTAGCACCAGTTACAAAATCAATGCATATTCTTTACAATCAACGAACACTTGTAATTAGTGAAATTATTGACTTGAACGAATACGACAGAATTATTAAAATCATAGCTAAAGAGCGTCTATAATGTTAACAGTTAATTTTAACCAAAAATCAATAAATGATTTGTTGAAGCAATTAAAAGGCAAAAACAAACAGGTTTTAGATATGGTTAGGGGTGAAGTTGAGGACGCTTTATTAAAAATAGAAAGCGAAGCAGTTAGAAAAGTAAAAGTCGACACAGGCACGCTAAAACAAAGCATCCAAAGCACCCCAGTAAAACAAACCAAAACAAAGGTGCAAGGCGGTGTTGAAGTTGGTGCAGATTACGCGGCATATGTAGAATTTGGAACAGGGACCAGAGTAAAAGTGCCAGTTGAGTTGCAGGATTTTGCAAAGCAATTTAAAGGCAAAGGAATTAAAGAAGTCAACTTGCCAGCAAGACCTTTTTTTTACCCAGAGTTTTTTAAACAAAGGACAGAATTGCCAAAAGCAATTGAAAGAACTTTGGAAACCTTATTAAATAACCCATGAGAAATATTAAGCTTTATATAAGAAAGGCATACTGGACGGCTTTAAACAATACAATTACTCACAAAGGGTTATTGGTGCCTTGTTACGATTCATTTGCCCCAGATAATGTTACTTTTCCTTATATTTTAATAACAAATCAAACCCAGGTCGACGACAAGGACAACCAAGAATTTAATTATATCACAACCATTACTTTGGACGTGGTAACCGCTGCGGTTGCTCCTTATGGTAGATTGGATGCGGATTTAATTGCGGATGCAATTTTGCAAAAGGTTTGTCTTTACCCTCCTAATTACCCAACAATTGACATTGGAAAAATTGTAACAGCTAAACTCATAGACCAAGCCAGTTTGTCGAGCATAACAGACACAAACATTGTGCATAGGGAAATTTTAACAATTGAAAACTGGGTAGATGGCTAAGGTTAACGGCTCTGCTTTATTTGTTACTGTTGGACTTGAAAGAGTGGCCAAATCAACAGCTTACAATTTGTCTGCTGAGATGAGCCAATTGGATAAGACAAGCAACGAGTCTGGATATTTTGCAGACCATATTTCAAAGCTTGGGTCCTGGTCTTTGTCAAGTGATTCGCTTTATATTCAAGACGGGTATTCCTTTGGAGATTTATTTAACGCATACGTAACCCGACAAAGGGTTTATTTGTCAGCTGGGCAAGAGGACAACCTAACATTTATTGGATTAGCAACAATTGAATCTTTAAGACAGTTGGGAGAAATGGAAAATGCTGCTGCTATATCTGTAACTTTTAAAGGTGTTGGCGGTCTTTATCCTACAATTTTACCGTCTGAGCGTTTCATTATTGACGAACTTTTCGAAATTATTATAGACCAAGACGGAAACTTTTTGGTCTACACTTAAATTTTATTGTATTGCATTTTTTTAAAGTCCTTTTATTTTTAAAAAAAAAATAGCAATTAACTATAACAAAAAAATATGGCTACTACTGGCAAATTTAACGGAACACTCCTAAACGTTTACCTAGATAACGTTATTATTGGATGCGCAACATCTTCAGAACTTTCTGTAAACGTAGACCTTGCGGATGCAACTTGCAAAGACGATGGCGGATGGGCTGACCATATCCATGGATTGCGCGACTGGTCAGTTTCAACAGACGGATTGGTAAGCTACAACGGGACCAACAACATTGGCGACCTTTACACTCTACTAAGCGGCAGAACTTCTGTTTCTTTGAAGTTTACAACCAATGTAACTGGAGACCTTGTATTTTCTGGCACCGCATCTGTTGCCTCAATTTCAGTTTCAGCTGAAATGGAAGCGGCAGTAACTTACTCCGTAGAATTTACAGGAAAAGGACCACTAACAAAAGCGACTGTTACTGCACCAAGTACTTGATAATTGCTAACTTGCGCAAATGAAACAAGCAGCAAGAACAACTATTGAGGTGGGAGGTAAAACCTACCTGGTAAAATTTGGGATGGGGGCTTTAATGCATTTTAGCGAGCCCTTTGGTGGAGACGTTGAAAAGACTATGCAACAGCTCCAGCAATCAGGTATCCAACAAATAAAGGCAATTGGAAAATTTATATTTTCTGCTTTATACGTTGATGCTTTGTACAAAGAAGTTGAATTGGATTTGACTTTGTCGGATTTAATTGACTGGTTGGACACTTCGCCAGTTAGCGAATTGTCTAGAATTAGCGAAGTAATGGCGGCTGGCTTGCAGCAAATTAGCGAGGTTGCAACCCCTACTTTAAAATCTATTTCAACCACAAAAAAAAAATAACTTTTAACCAAATTTTGCACTATGCAATAGGGGAGTTAGGACTTGATCCTAACTCCTTTTATTTTATGTCGTTTGCTGAGTATCAGTCGGTTAGTTACGGGTATCAATTAAGAGAGTCAAAACACGAGCAATTGTTTAGGTCTATCTGGGTTCAGCTTAATAATGTAAATGCCCAGAAAAAAGCAGACATAATAAAAAATCCTGAAAAATACTGGAGAATTCCTTTAATTGATAAAAAAGAAATTCAGGTACCTACTCAAGAAGAAATGGAAAAAGCTTACGAAATTGCAAAGCAATGGCAAACGCTTAATTTTACAGACGAAGCTAATTTCGACACGGTCACAAAAAGAATTAACTAAGTCATGGCAGAATTAAAAATTGATATAATTGCAGGCATTGACAAACTATCTGCCAGCTTAAAAGAGGTTGAAAATAAGTTTGGAAAACTTGGCGGAAAATTAACCGACATTGGCGGGAAATTGTCTATTGCTTTAACAGCGCCTATTTTGGCAATGGGGGCCATTTCAACAAATGAATTTTCCAAAGTCGAAAAAGGCCTCCGAGAAATCAACACTTTGTTTGGATTAACTGGCGCCGAAGCTGACAAAAATTTTAGTATTCTTTATGACATTTCCGAAAAGGCATCTAAAGAATTGGGAATTTTGCAAAGCGATGTTGTGCCAGGTATTTACAACGCAATTTCTGCTGGCGTTCCCCAAGAAAATGTTTTTACATTTATACAAGTTGCAGGTAAAGCCGCAATTGGTGGTGTTACTGACCTAAACACCGCAGTAGATGGATTAACATCTATCGTAAACGCTTTTGGCTTAGAAATTACAGAGGCTGGCAACGTTGCCGATTCAATGTTTGCAGCTGTTCAGGGTGGTAAAACTACATTTAACGAATTATCTGCGTCAATCTTTAATATTGCTCCAGCAGCTGCGGCCGCAGGCGTTTCTTTTCAAGAGGTTAACGCTGCAATTGCCACTTTAACGGCAGGAGGTACGCCAACAGCTGTTGCAACCACGCAAATTCGTGCAGCTTTAACAGGATTGCAAAGACCCAGCGAGGAACTAGACGCAATTTTCCAAAAATTGGGCTTTCAATCTGCACAATTTGCAATTGAACAAAAAGGTTTGGGTTTTGCTTTGGACGCGGTAAAGGCTGCAAGTGAGGGGAACAACGGAAAGTTGCAAACATTGCTTGGCTCAACTGAAGCGGTTGCGGCTGCGAACGTTTTGGCTGGGACTGGAGCGGAAAAGTTTACAATAGAATTGGAAAGACAAGCCAATGCGGCTGGGTCTGCTGTTGCTGCATTTGAAGAGGTCGACAAATCTTTGGGCCGTCAATTAGAACGCTCAAAAGTTGCAATTGATAATTTGGCAATTTCTTTTGGGGAAAGTTTAGCACCTGCTTTGGAGGCAATAAACAATGTTTTAGTTAAAGTTATTGGTTTTTTAACTAGTCTATCACCTACCACCCAACGCGTAATAATTGTTTTTGCTGCTTTAGCTGCTGCAATAGGCCCTGTTTTGTTTTACGTTGGGACTTTTATTGAGATGATACCTGTATTGACAGCAGGTTTAACAGCTGTTAGAACGGCTTTACTAGGAATTTCTGGACCAGTTGCCCTGGTAATTGCAGGAATTGCAGCCTTAGCAATAGTAATTATTAGCAATTGGGATGCAATCTCGGAGGCTTTGGAAAAATCTGGCATTACTCAGGTTTTTATTGAAATAATTGACAGCGTTAAAGAATTGGCCAACGCAGTAGAAAACGCTTTATCGGACTCATTTATTGACGCAACAGGAAGTTTGGCGGAATTTTACGACATTATGAGGCCTGTTGTTGATTTCATAGTAAATAATTTTATTGCTAATATTAAATTTTTAGGTCTTGTTGTTTCCCAAACTTTTGGGTTTATGACAGATATTGTAAAAGGTGATTTTACGACTGCATTTACAAGACTTGAAATAATTTTGTCTGGATTAGGAGTCAAAATTTTAACCATAATAAAACCATTTGCGGAGTTTTTCAAAATGGGCGATTTGGTTAATACTAGTATTGACGCTTTAAACAAATCAATTGCCACTAATAAAGCCAGTTTAATTACTCAAGAGGCGGCAATTACTAAAACAACAACAGCAACACATGAAAAAGTAAAGGCGATTCAGACTGAGCAAAAAGCAACAGAAATGCTAAACGCCAAGCAGTCAGAAACGCACGAGGAAAGAATTAAAAGACTTAGGGAGGAGGCTTCAGAATTTCTCAAAACTCAAAATGTAACTTTAGGAAAAGTCGGAACTAGAAACGCATTTAGCGGACAGCCTACGGACACATCTGAGCAAGTTAGCCCAGAGCGCTTGCAAATGATGCAAACGGCTCAATCTAGCATTTTGGCAATGAATAAACAAATTGCTTTAACAATGCCAGGTATTATTATACCTGAGGAAGCAATTGCAAGAATTAATCAAGCCGCAATGGCTCAATCAGTTTTGGCCTATGAAACTTTAAAAACAGAGCAAAACCTTGCGCTTGCTTTACCTTTTGGGGATTTACTAGCGCAATCATTTGCACAAATGGCCGAAAGCGGGACAGTATCGTTTCAATTAATATTTCAAGGTCTTAAAAAAATGGCTATACAATTAGCGGCAACTGTTGCGGCTGCTTTTGCTTTAAATATTTTGTTAGGAGGTGTTGGAATTGCTGGATTTGGCAAAGGGACAGGAGGTTTTAAAAAATTACTTGGTGGAATGGGTGGAGGTGGTCCACTTGGGGGATTAATTCCGTTTGCTGCTGGTGGAATTGTAAGCGGTCCAACTGCTGCGTTGGTTGGTGAATATCCAGGCGCAAGAAATAACCCAGAAGTTATTGCACCTTTAAACAAGTTGCAAAATATGATGGGCGGAAACGTTACCTTTACAATAAGCGGCGACAACCTAGTTGGAACTTTGAACAGAGCAAATAAAACAAGACAACGCAAATTTTAACCAATGGCATACGGCTTAAAATATACAATCCCTTTTAAAGACATTGACAACTATTCCAACCTAGTCGAAATTTACCAGGATGGATTTGTTGGCACGTCAACTGAATTAATTGCAACGGACCAGCCAGCAACTCACAAATACGAGCGCGAAGACAACGAGGACATTACAACGCCAATAATGTCCACAACCTTTACAATTAGTTTTTTTTCAACTGAAAACACGGATTTTAGGAACTTCTTTAGCTATTCCGACCGCGAGTTTTTAGTTGTGCATAAATTTGAGGGAAACATTGTATTTAAAGGGTATTTACTAAACGACATTACTGGGGAGCCATTTCAAGACCCTCCTTACCCTGTTGTAGTTACGGCAACGGATGGACTTGCTCAGCTTAAAGAAGTTGCTTTGGTTGGGCCAAGTATAGATACTGAACTTGGGAGCCTAATTTTTGAGACTTTAAACCGCTTGGAGCTAGACTTAGATATTGAGGTTTGTAACGACCTTTACGAGGGGCTTGTAATGGACAATACAAAGTCCATATTTGACCAAGAAGAGGGCGAGCAATTGCTTGTCCAAGAGTTTACTTTTGACGAATTAGGATTAAACGCCTACGATTTTCTGTTGGAAATCTGTCGCACATTTGGTTGGATTTTGCTACAAAAAAATGGACGATGGTTAATTCAGAGGCCAATTGCAAGAAACATTGAGGGAACAACTATTTACGTGCATAGCTACGTTGACGGCTCAGTAATTGAAAGTTTTGAAAATAATGCAAGTATTGCTATTTCTGAATGGACAAATTTAACGCTTGATAATGGCTACAAAACAGTAGCTCACGGAAACGGGGTTTTTGTAGCCTCAAACGGTCCTTTTCGTGCATACTCATTTAATGGAATTGACTGGGTGGAATCCATACCTGGAGGAGGTTGGCAAATTGATTCCTTAACGTTTGGCAATGGATTATTTGTTGGGGTTGGTTATGCAAGTGTCGGCTCTCCTGGCGTATTAACTGGGTTCGTTTTCACTTCAACTGACGGCATAAATTGGACTAGTCGAACGCCAGCCGCTAATATATGGTGGCAAGACGTAGTTTATGGAAATGGATTATTTGTTGCCGTTGCACAAACTGGTACAGGCAATAGAGTTATGACCTCACCAAACGGAATTAATTGGACAAGCAGAACAACGCCAATGAATGCAAATTTTAAAGGCGTAGCTTATGGAAACGGTGTTTTTGTTGCGGTTAGTACTGGAGGGTCTGGAGTAACTGGAGGAAATGTCATGACCTCAACAGACGGAATTAATTGGACTCAAAGAAATTTAACTTGGACCGCCTCAACTGTGCATTTTGCCGCTGGTAAATTTACAACGGGCTATCGTTATTCAAGTAATGGTATTACTTGGTCTGAATCAAACACAAATTTTAACGCGCTTGGCATAACCTACGGAAATGGCTACTTTGTCGGATTAGTTGAAACTGGCACTAATAGAATTTATTATTCAACTGACGCAATTACGTGGACTGCTATCGCTTCACCTACTTTAAATACTTATAGGGGAATAACGTTTGGAGAAAACACATTTGTAGGCGTTGCCGATACTGGCTCAAATACAATAATGATTAATTATTTTGAAGGATTTGCAAACGAAATAATTGGCGACCAAACAAACGAAAACACAACTTGGATTCCAGTTGGAGGCGACCAGATTTTGCAATATCAAAGACCTATTAAAAAGCTTACACTTACTCAAGGTGGTTTGGGCCAGTCTATAATTGCAAACGGTGAAAGTTTAAACGAATCAAGTTGGTTTTTAGAGGGCCCTTATAAACCTTTTGATTGGACCATTACTCCAGACCCAGATTCGCCAATTATTCAAATTTTCCCAAATAATATTCCAGCTCAGTCTAGTTTTAACGATGAGGAAGGAGTTTCTTGGGACATTCGTTTTGTGCCAAACGGTGAAGAGACAGACGAGCCAATTATCTCAAAGCCTGTTTTCTTGGACTTTGCTGGTTTAAGCCTTGACCTTGAGGTTGATATTAATTATTTAACCTCGGCAAGTGCAATGGCAATTGCAATTAAACACGTTGACAGTAGCGGAACAATTAGATATTTGGGAACAACCATTATTGGTTCTTTAAATCTTTTAGAATGGTCCGAGACTTACTTTACCTTTGTTTACTATTCAACTAGGGACGATGACACGCGAAAATTTAAATTGTCTTCTTTTGTATTGCCAACGGCTGGATTTTTGTCGATTGAATTAAAGTATTTTGGGGAGACTGGCAGCGCGGTAGTAACTGCGGCAAAGATAATCCCAACCTTTGAAGGCAAAAAAAATCCGACAGAGGTAAAAAAGATTTATGAAACGGCCAGAGCTTATACAAGCTTGCGAGACGATACTTTAAAATTTAGCGACCTTTGCATTACTGCATCGAAAAACTGGCTAAAAATAGGAGAGTTGCCAGCCATTGTCTTTGTTGAAAAGTCTTTGGCAGATACGCCAGGAATTATTCAAGTTCCAAGTGGTGCAGTTACTCAGGTTAACAGGCTTACAGATACTCTTGGCGCCAATACGCTAGACTTTACAGGAGGTGTTGTAAATGGTCAATATCAGCGCCAATTTGTGGCGGCGAGTGGATTTACTATTGATTCAACATTTATTTTGGTAAATAGCTTGTCTGGAACAATTCCAACAGGTACGGCCGTTTTGCCAATTGTTACAACTATTTCTAGCACGCAAAGAAATTTAACCGTAACCTTTGACGATTACGATTATACAGGCGAGGCAAACGTTCAACTCCAAGTGTTTTTAAAAGATTCTAACGGCAACAATTACCAAACGTCAACCTTTCTTTTGCAAGTAAATGCAAATGGGACCATTACCTATTCGCAAACAAATATCTCGTTTGAAAACCAAGCGCTTTTGGGGGGTTATTCGCCACGATTGCGCGATTGTTACGCGCGTAATGTGTTGACCATTTACAACGCTTTGAGCTATCGTTTGGAGGGTTCATTTAGACGCAAGGGCGACACGTTTGGAAATGGTTACATAGCTACACAACTAGTATATACTGGCTATTCAACTGTAAGATTGCAAGTAATTGGCTGGGAGTACGACTTGGCAACTCGAGTTGCAAGAATTACCTTTGGGCAAGTACCTACGGCATACGTTTACCCAATAAATTAAGATGGCAAATAGACGGTTTATAGATTTTCCCATTGCGTCAAGTGTTGGCGACAGTGATATTGTTTTGATATGGCAAGACGGAATGAACAAACAGACGACCAAGGGAACGCTTATACAAGGCGCTCCAACGTCTTTGGAAGGTTTAACCGATGTCGACATTGCGGGGCTAATTAATGGCCAGATACTGCAATATAATAGCACTACTGGCAAATGGGAAAACGTAGACAGGACCGACATTAATTTAAGCGAGTTGGGCGACGTGTCTATTGTGTCCCCAACCAATGGCCAAGTCTTAGTTTACAATTCCTCAACCTCTAAATGGGAAAACTCCAGCGGTGGTTATGTCCCTTATACTGGCGCAGTTACTACCGTAGATTTAGGAGCCCAAGGTTTGCGTGCTGGTTACATTCGTTTTGACACTTCAGTTACAAGCGTTCCAGACGAACAAGGGTTAATGTATTGGGATGCATCGAGAAGCACGGCGGCGCTAATAATGAATGGCGTATTACAACACATTGGCCAAGATACTTTCTTTTATGTCAAAAACTCGACTGGCTCAAGTATTGCCAAAGGAACTTCGGTAAGGTTTGACGGAACAGACGGCGCAAGTGGTCATTTAAAAATTGCTCCATTTTTGGCAAATGGAACTTACCCGAGTAATTATTTTGTCGGCGTTACTGCTGAGACAATTGCAAACGGCGCTTTTGGCCAAGTAATGCATTTTGGCGAGTTAGGCGGAATTAATACAAGTGCTTATACTGCTGGAGCTTTGCTTTACGCAAGCACAACTGTTGCTGGAGGTTTTCAAACAACGGCTCCAGTTGCTCCCAATAATATTGTTTTAATTGCTGCGGCTATTAACTCAAAAAACAACGGTACTATTTTAGTGCGCCCAACTTATGGGTCGAATATAAATACAGACGAAGGGGTAAAAATCACGTCTGGAACTACTGGCGATTTATTGCAATTGCAAGCTGGCGGTTTATGGGAGAATAAGACTTTAGCCCAAGTCATTGGCTCGGCTTACGTTCCAAGCACCAGAACAATTACGATTAACGGAACTACTCAGGATTTAAGCGCAAACCGCACGTTTAACGTTGGAACGGTTACAAGTGTTGGGTTATCGTCAGCAACTAGTGGGGTAACTATTGGCTCGACTCCAGTAACTGGGAGCGGAACAATTACAATTGCAATTGCAACGGCAAGCGGCTCCCAAAATGGCTTGTTATCCAGTACAGATTGGACAACATTTAACTCTAAGCAAAACGCACTAACTAACCCAGTAACTGGGACTGGCACGACTAATACTATACCTAAATTTACAGGAACAAGCACAATTGGGAATAGTATTATAAGTGAAAATGGTAGTGTTATATCTATTGCAGGAAATCTAAATATTGGCTCGTTAGGAAATTTAGCTATTAACGCAGGAAGTGCTGCTACTCCATTATTAACGCAATCCACAAACTATACTGAGATTTATAGAAGAAGCGGAGGAGTTGGTATTTACTTAGGTGGAACAGGCGATGCTGCAAACTATTACGATAATACGTCTCATTTTTTTAGAAGTTCAGGAGGAGGCAGTGTATATGCAACCATTAACTCCACAGGCAACCTTGGCTTAGGAGTAACACCGAGTGCGTCTAATAAATTAGAAGTTTTAGGCACTGCTGCTTCTCCAACTTTAATTGGAACAAATTCTTATGCAAGATTTTTTCAAAGTGGAGGTTATGCAAATGTTACAATTGGCGCTTTGGCATCGGGGTCTTTTGCTGGATGGATTCAATCAAGCGACGGAGTTGGGACGTCTTTACCTTTAGCAATTCAACCAAGCGGTGGCAACCTACTTGTCGGCACTACAACTGACGCTGGGTTTAAGCTAGACGTTAACGGGACTGGGCGGTTTTCGAGTAGTGTGACGGCAACAAGTTCAGTAACGATAACTAGGTCTGGAACAAGTAATTCAAATGGTTTAGTATGGAGTACGACTGGGTCCGCTGATTGGTATTTAGGTTCATCTCCTTTAGGTAATGCAACATCGGATTTGTCTTTGTATTCATACGGCACAAATTCCGTTGTTTTAAATATTGTTAAATCAACAGGCGCGGCGACCTTTTCAAATGATATATTTGCAAGAAGTGGAACAATAGACTCAAGGGTATTTAAAATTTATGAAGCTTCAGCAAATAGGGGTGGTTTATATCCTTACAATTTAGTTGCAGGTTCAGGCACTGATTATAGCATTGGTATATTTTCAGAAAACGAAATTTTCTTATCATCTGGCGGTAGTGCGACAAAGAGAGTAGTGCTAACCTCAGGCGGCAACGTTGGTATTGGGACAACGGCGCCAACAAACCTAACTGGTTACACGACATTATCTATAAACAACAGCACATTTGGAAGCATATTTGAGGTAATGTATAATGGAACGCCATACGGAAGGTATTTTGCAAGTACTAATACAGCGGTAGTTTTAACATCATTAACAAGTATTCCTTTAATTTTTGCTACCAACGACACCGAACGAATGCGAATCACCTCAGGCGGCAACGTGCTGATTGGAACGACGACGGACGCTGGTTCAAAATTAAGGGTTAACCAAGGAGGAGTAGCTTGGGCGCAAATTATAGACCATTCAAATGCAGCGGCTCAATTTTACATTGATTTCAGATATAATGGAACTGGCACAGGCTCTATTATTGGTTATAGTACTTTCACGGCTTATAATACTATGTCAGATTATAGATTAAAAGAGGATTTAAGAAAAGTAAATGGACTTGAAAAAATAAACGCTATAAATGTTTATAATTATAAATGGAAGGAATCTGAAACTCGAATGGATGGCGTTTTGGCTCACGAATTAGCCGAGGTTTTACCTTATGCGGTAAGTGGCCAAAAAGATGGAATCCAAATGCAAGGCGTTGATTATTCTAAAATAGTACCTTTACTTATTCAATCAATTAAAGAATTAAAACAAGAAATAGACACTTTAAAAAACTAATAAAATGAAACAAATCGAACCAATCCAAGCCTGGAAAAACGGCGAACAACTAGAGGCTAATTTCCTAAATGCCTACATCATCAACGACAACCTTGCAACGTCTTGCTCATTCTACTATTCCCTAAATACAGGAGGAGAAGGCACCGAAGCAATGCCTTTGGTTATTGGCCAAGCGGTTGCCGAGGGTAATATTACTATGAGTGGCCAAGATTATATCGACTGGGATAACTCAAACGAGGCGGCTTATGTTTATATTGCGGAGAAATTAAACCTAACACTTATCTAAAATTTATGATTGTAAACCTAGCAATTGCCTTGACTGACATCGAAGGCAAAGAAATTACCAACGAAAACGGCGAGTTTATGCTTCTTTCTAAGATGGTCGGAAACGCTTTGTTTTCTGCTGAAGAGAAAGAAGACCCTATTAGACTTTACGAGCTTGCTAAGAAAATTTACTATTCTGAAGGCGACATTGAAGTTAGCAAATCCGACGCCGATTTAATCAAGGAGAAGGTCAAGGCAAAAGGCTTTACTGTGCTTGTTTTAGGGCCGCTTTACGAGGCTTTAAAGGAAAAGTAATAGTAAACCACCATTAACAATTTAGAGGGCTAGAAATAGCCCTTTTTTATTTGCTTTAAAATACTTTATTTTTGGTAAACGAATTAATTAAATGTAATGCACCACGTCCCACCATTTGAACAAGTCTTAGGCCTCGGCATTATTGGAACGCTTGCCTCAATTATTGACATGAACGAAAGCCTAAAATTTCTTATTCTGCTTTTAACCTTTGTGGGTGTGGTTATCAAACTTTGGGAGCAAATAAAGAAAAGCGAGTTTTTTTTGGAAGACGTGAAAGGGATTTGGCGCAAAATATTTAAAAAGTAATGGCAAAAGCAGTACAAGCAACAAAGCCAAATGCATTTGGCAAGCGTAGAAACGGAAAAGCTAAAAAAGCTTATTCTAAGAATGAGCAAAAGCCAAAAAAATATCGTGGACAAGGACGCTGAAAAATCAAAATACATCCGCCTAGGAATTTGGGCGGTTTTTTTAATTGTGGTTGGTTTAACGGCTGCATTTTTATTACCCGAGCATTCCGTTGGGTCTTTCTTTGACCTACTTAAAACAATTGTAACCTCTCTAATCCTATAATGGAAATAAAAAGAATTTCAAGGAATTTGCACCAAATCAACCTTGGCCAAACAGAGTCCAAAATTGCTTTATTATCGGACATACATTGGGACAATCCTAAATGTGACCGAGAAAAACTTACCAGGCATTTGGAATATTGCAAAGAGCAAGAAATTCCAATTTTTATTAATGGCGACTTTTTCTGTTTAATGCAGGGAAAATACGACCCAAGACGAAGCAAAAAGGACGTACTGCCAGAACATAACAAGGCAAACTATATTGATGCAGTAATTGAGGATGCCGTTGACTGGTGGAGCCCTTACGCGCATTTGTTAACCGTTATCGGTTACGGAAACCACGAGACGGCAATTATTAAAAATTTAGAAACTGACCCTTTACAAAGGTTTGTTGACTTGCTGAATTATACAAATAAAACCAGCGTTTATGCTGGCGGATATGGGGGTTGGCTTGTAATTAAAAAGCAAGTTGATTCAAATACTTTTATGACAAAAAATTTAAAATATCACCACGGTCTAGGATTAGGCGGAATTGTTACACGCGGAGCCATAAACTTAACTAGAGCGCTAGAAATTTATGAAAATATGGACGTTTTTGTCATGGGCCATATTCACGAAAACTCTAGCAGAAATGACGTTAGGGACACGGTCCAATATAATCCAGGTAAGCACACGCATGAAATAGTACAAAAGCAAATACATTTAGCAATTTGCGGAGTTTATAAGGAGGAATACGAGGACGGATTTGGAGGTTGGCACGTTGAACGTGGCGCCCCAGTAAAGCCAACTGGAGGCAGAATTTTAACCTTAGACGCAAGCCGAACAAGAAACACTAAAAACGATTATTACGAAATGCTTGTTGATTCTTGTAAATTTCCATTATGAAACTCTCGACTAATTTTAACCTTGACGAATTTGCCAGCGCTGACGGAACGGCGCCAAATGGCGAGGTGCTTAAAAACTTGACCGAGTTAGCCAAGAATTTAGAGGTATTGCGCAAGCATTTGGGCCAGCCGATTCGCATAACTTCAGGCTTTAGAAGCAAAGAACACAACACAAAGATTGGCGGCGCTTTAAATAGTTACCACGTTTTGGGAATGGCAGCAGACATCCAAATTGCAAAGGTTAAACCCGAAGAAGTTGCAAAAGCAATTGAGTTATTAATTAAAGATGGCAAAATGAAAGAGGGAGGTCTTGGAATTTACCGCACTTGGGTGCATTACGATTTTAGAGGAACTAAAGCACGCTGGAATAAATGAAAGCAAGACTTGAATTTGATTTGCCCGAAGAAAACCACGATTTCCATGCGGCTATAAACGGACATAAGTATAAAAGCGCGCATTGGGATTTTGACCAGCTTTTGCGCTCAGAAATGAAATACAAAGAATTATCGGACGATACTTACAAGGCTTTAAAGTGGTGTCGTGAGGAATTAAGAAAAATATTAGCAGAGGACAACCTATATATAGAGCAATAATGCCATTACCAAAGCCAAAGCCAGCCGAAAGCCAAAGCGATTTTGTCGCTAGATGCGTAACTGACCCAGTAATGGAGCGCGAGTTTCCACGTATGGACCAGCGAGTTGTTGTTTGTTACACTCAATATAAAGCTAAAAAATGAAGGAATTGCTGGACGACGAGCGCATAAGAATTGCAATTGTGGCCTTTTTAATGGGCGTTGTTTTGACTTTTGTAATTTACCCAAAGCCCGAGCAAGAAACCGTTTATAAGTTTAAAACCGTGACAAAAACAGACACTTTGTTTGTCGACAAATTGGAGACGGTTTACATCCCTAAAACAAGGATAAAAACCAAGGTTTTACGAGACACGGTGTTAATTGATTTTAAGCCGCAAATTAGCCAGTTTACGGCGTCTTTTCCTTTTGAGCATGGAAGTACAAGCGTGAGCGGAGAAGTCCTTGGAGAGGTACTTAAAATGACCGCCACAAACGATTATAAATTGCCAGTCGTTACGAATACAATAACCGAGACAAAAACCGAGACAATTGTAAAGAAACCGAAAGGAATTTACTTAGGTGCTGGCGTCAATTCATTGCTCCAGCCAAGCGCATCGGTTGCCTATTTGGACAACAAATATCTTTTTCAATACCAATTTCAACCTATGCAAAAAGTCCATCAAATAGGCGTGGCTAAAAAGTTGTTTTAATTGTGGCAGATTTACCCTATTTGGATTTAATTATTTCTTTAAGCTGGCCCCAAATAGCTTTGCTTAAATCTCCCCAATACATATCACATTTGCCGTCCTTAATTGGAGGGACAGAAAAATAGGTTTGCCAATCGCTTGGCTCTGACGTGTAGCGGTAACAAGTTTCTTTATAGGGACAATCTGTCCCCATGCATTTTGCAATATCTGGACTCATATTTTACATTTATTACCATTTTTGTAAATAATTTTTAACTTTATCCGTTAATTTTTAATAAAACAAGGTAACCAATTAAATCGTTTATAACGTCCTCGTCGTCGCGTTCCAGGCTGCCGTTTTTAATTCGTTTTAACTTGTCGTCAATTCTAACCAGTAGTCCTTGCTTAGCGGACAACTGACTAAATACGCCAAGTGGTTCCAGCGCTGAATTGCCGTACTTTTTATTTTTAGCAATTAGCAGCTCGCGTATTTCGTCCAGCACAACGCCGACTTGCACGGCAAAAAAATTATGTTCCATTACTTATAATTTTAATAAGGCAAATTAATACCATAATTAATCCAAACATCGTTGGCATCTTTTTCAGATTTCGTTTTGTTGTAAAACGTTTTAAAGTCCAAGTATTTTTCGCCTTTAACATATTGACTGGTCCTAAATTTAGATTTTCCTTTTTTGACAAGTAAGCCATCCGCAAACAAAATGTAAAACTCATTTTCAGCAACTGGCTCGTTAAACTCTAAATATTGATGCCACCAATCAGCAGGCTTTCTGTTCTCGTCCAGCACCTTGGTTGCGCTTAGGTAGCCAAACGGGTTAATTATTTGTGCGTCTTCCATACGCAAGTTAAAAGCATAAAAAACGACACTTGAAAAAAATCTTCACTTTTGTTTAAAATATTTTTACAAATACTTTGGAATCTCAGAAATAGCTTGTATTATTGTATCACCAATCAGTCACAAACAATCAAAACACCAAAACACTATGAAAACTTTAGAAAACAACAAAACAAGAAAAATTAAAACAATCGAAGTTCAGTATTCAAATATGACTTTTGTAGTCCAAGCATATAGCCATTTCATTATATGTAAAAAATCAGCTTGGTCAACAACAAAGTACACCGCATCAATTAAAGAGACAGGGAAAGGTATTGGTTTGATGGGGGGGAGAAAATTAATTAAAAAACAGATGGAATTAATCAACTCAATGCCAGAACTATTCTTAAACTAAAAAACGGCCCTTCGGGGCCTTAAAATACACCTTTATGAATTACGACAAAGAAACACATTACGACAAGGAAATTAATTTTATTTATGAGGGCCTTGAATACGTTTGGCACGGCGACTACACGGTTACCAACTGCGTAGAGGACGAAAGCGAGTACGCCCCAGGGTACGGCGAAACTGAAATTTCGATTGACCACACAAACAGTTTATCTTATTACAATGACGCAACAGACAAAGTTGTTGACGTTATCCCAACGCAGTCTATTCTTTGCGAGTTAGAAATTGAAATTGAACGCAACCTATAAACAAAAACACCAATGAAAGAATTAATTGCAATCCAAGCGGAGTTAAAAGCTCCAAAAAACCAGTACAACGCCTTTGGCAAATACAAGTATCGTTCAGTTGAGGACATTTTGGAAGCCGTAAAACCGTTGCTTTTAAAATACGAATGCACCTTAATAATTGAGGACGAGGTTAAAGAAGTTGGCGGCATTGTTTTTATTGAGGCAACCGCAAGCATTCAAAAAGATATGGAAGGCCGAGCGGTAACGGCCCAGGCTGGCATTGACATAAACCGCAAAGGCATGGACGTAGCGCAGTCGTTCGGCTCGTCGTCTAGTTACGCTCGAAAGTATGCGCTTAACGGTCTTTTTCTT